CCCTCCAGCCGCAGCATTCCCACTCCCTTAACCAATTCTAAATCAGCCCCGCCCACGCCATGGGCGGCGGGAGTGCTGCGACTAGAGGGCATAGAACCCCGGAACCCGCCAACACCTGCATTTGCGCAGATGCAGTGAAGGCGGCAGACGCAGGCTAACCCTCTTCCTATTCTCAAGCGCCGGACGCGGCGCAATCCCCCCGGAGCTAACCATGAACGCTATCGCAGAGCGCGAAGTACGCACTTACGAGCTGGCGGAGCGCCGCCGCGCCTATATCGCGGAGCAGATCCGCAACTGCCTGTACGGCAAAACACTGTACGTGAACATCGCCTGGACCCTGCAATCGATTCCTCAAAAGGTAAGCCGCATAGGGCTGATCGAAGAAATGGAGAACTCGCTTCTGGCGTCCAGTTCGGCAGGTTTCGACTATTCCGCAAAGCTGCTTGCAGCGCTGGATGATGAAAGCCTGCGCCCTACCCTGCGCACCGAACGCGAACGAATCATCGGCGACTGGGCAGACACCACGCATAACTGCATGACCCAGCAAGAACTGGAGGCGCTGCCGTGCTGATCGAGTTTTTCATCTTCGCAGTGTTCTTTTGCTGCGCTGCTTTCTTTATCGCACTCGGGATTGAGGGCGTTCTCAGTATCTGGAGGCAGCCATGACAGACCAAAACCCCGGCTTCCCCCGCACCCGACGACGTAACCCTTTCGATGGCCAGGGATGCTACGCACCAAATAGCAGTACCCCGCCCTGGGGCTGGCCACTCACCCTACTCATTGCCATTGCAGTCTGCGGACTGCTTTTTTTCGGCCCGACCTTGGCGGCCCGCGCGATTGGAGCATGACATGAACGAAGTCTTAGAGTTGACGGAACTTCCTCCAGCAGAAACGGCACTGCAAATCTACCAAACAGCAAACGGCCTGGACCCTTACATTGAGCGTATCCGGCAAGAAGTGACTGGACACGAGCCAGACTTGAAAACAAAGAAAGGCCGTGACGCGATTGCAAGCCGAGCGTTCAAAGTGCGCAAGATCAAAACTGCCCTGGACGGCCTGGGCAAAGAGCAGGTGGACCGGCTCAAGGAAATCCCCAAGCTGATCGACGCTGAACGCAAGCGCATGCGTGACGAACTGGACGCACTGGCGGACGAGGTGCGCAAGCCTCTGACGGACTGGGAAGAAGCAGAGGCCAGCCGGGTAGCGCTACACCGTGCCGACCTGGACGGTATGGCTGATCAAGCCCGAGAAGTCGGTGGGCTTGATGTTGAATCCCTGCGCCAGCGCATCGCAGTGGTTGAGTCTGTGGTGATGGGCGAGTCCTGGGAAGAGTTTGAGACTGAAGCCCACCGAGTCAAAACCAAGGCGCTGGAAATCCTGAACACAGCCCTGGCTGAGCGCCAGAAGCACGAAGCCGAGCAAGCAGAACTGGCCGAGCTAAGACGCAAGCAGGCCGAGCAAGAGCAGAAAGACCGCGAAGCCGAGATTGCCCGGCAAGCGGCTGAGAAGGCACGAGCCGACGCAGAAGCCAAGGCCCAGGCCGAACGTGATGCTGCCGCAAAGCGTGAAGCCGATGCAAAAGCAGCCGCCGGCCGTGCCGAGCAGGAACGAGCCGAGGCCATCGAACGTCAGAAACAGGCCGAGGCCCGGGCCGAAGCCGAAAAGTTGGCCGCCGAGCAACGCGCCAAGGATGCAGCCGAAGCCGCCCGTCAGGCCGAGATCAAGCGCCAGGCGGACGAAAAGGCGGCAGCAGACGCCGCACAGCGAAAACGCGAGGCCAATATCGCACACAAGGCCAGCATCAACAACGCCGCCCTAGCTGCATTCATCGAAAACGGCATGCCGGACGAGTGCGCCAAGCAAGCCGTCATTCTGATCGCCAAGGGCCTGATCCCGGCTATCCGAATCCAGTATTGAGGACACTATGAGCACAGAAATCATTGAGGCGCCACAACGCGAACTGACCGCGCCGGCAGATCAAGTACCCGCCAACTCCCCCATGGGCATGATGATGGCGGCAATGAAACAAGGCGCCACGCTCGACCAGGTGGAGCAGATGATGAGCCTGCAGCAGCGCTGGGAAGAACGCGAGGCCGAGAAAGCATTCAACGATGCCCTGGCTGCGTTCAAGTCCGAAGCTGTAGAAATCATCAAACGCAAAACTGTCGATTTCACCGGCCAAAAGGGACGCACCCACTACAAGCACGCAGAGCTTTCCGATGTTGTCGAAGCGGTGGGCCCTGCCCTTTCAAAGCATGGCTTTGCCTGGAGCTGGAAAACCCATCAAGAGAAAGACTTGATCCGCGTGACCTGCATTCTCAAACACCGTCAGGGTCATACCGATTCTGTGTCACTTGAGGCCAATGCGGACCAAAGTGGGAGCAAGAACAACATACAGGCCATCGCATCCACCGTCACTTACCTGCAGCGCCACACCCTCAAGGCCATCACAGGCGTTTCTGAAAAAGGTGACGACGATGACGGGCAAGTCAGCGCGAACTCGAAAATCAGCGCCGACCTGCGTGACGAGTGGATCAGCGAGGTAGCCAAAGCCGAAACGCTGGAACAGTTGGAAACCATTTGGCAGGAAGGCGGCAACGTCATCTACGCAACCAACAACCTTGCCGACTACAACGCCTTCAAAAAGGCTGTATCGGACAAGAAAAAGATGATTACGGAGGCTCATTAATGGAAGGCTTAATCATTCACACCGCCGAACAGGGCACCCCAGAATGGCTCCAGGCCCGTAAGGGAGTCATCACGGGCAGCCGCTTCAAAGACTGCCGCGACCGTTTGAAAAGCGGAGCCCCTTCTAAGAAATGCCTGGACTACGCCATGGACGTGGCCCGAGAACGCGAAGGCGGCGAGCCCATGCAGGTCTTTGTAAACGGCGCCATGCGCCTGGGAACCGAACAAGAGCCCTACGCCCGCGCCGTTTATGAGCGCAAAACGGGGCACATCGTTGACGAGGCCGGTTTCATCACGACCTCAGACCGCCTGTTTGGGGTTAGCGTGGACGGTCTGGTGGGCGATGACGGGATCATTGAAATCAAGACGATGGTCAGCAGCGACACTCTGTTCACCGCGTTTGTGAACGGTGACATTGCAGCCTACGTAGACCAATGCAATGGCGCAATGTGGCTGCTCGGACGTAAATGGGTGGATCTGGTGCTGTGGGTTCACGACCTGGGCCGCATGAAGATCATCCGCATCGAGCGCGATGACAACCAGATTGAATCGCTTGAATCCGATCTGATGGACAGTCACCAAGTATCAGCACGAACTGCGGGACGCCCTGCTGGAGGCTGCATAAATGAATAACTGGAATTTCACTGGCCACCTAGGGAAGGATGCCGAGCAGCGGTTCACTCAAAATGGTGACTCAGTCGTGACATTCTCCGTGGCCGTAGCTTCTGGTTTTGGCGACCGCCAACACACCACATGGCCCCGCTGTCAGTTATGGGGAAAACGTGGCGATTCCCTCCTGCCCTATCTGAACAAGGGCCAGCCAGTGGGCATATGTGGTGAGGTCACGCTGAGTGAGTGGGATGATAACAATGGAGTGAAGCGGCAAGCCCTAGAGGTGCGAGTAAGCGACCTCACCCTGCTTGGAAAGCGAGACGGGAACGGCGCACAACAGCCCCAGGGCCAACAACGCAACAACTACGCGGAAGCCACCGGGCGCGGGCAGCCGCAACAACGTCCACCCATGACGGACAACTTAGCCGATATGGATGACGATATTCCGTTTTAGCGGTCGCTTTTCACTGCAATACCGCAAGCGGCAGCCGATAGCCTGCTCAACTCACGTGCAACGTCCTTAAGGGCGGACTGCAATTCAGCCCTATCAGCAATTGCGGAGAGGTCACGTATTAACGATCTAATCTCCACTTCGGAGATTTTGATCTCGTACTTAATAGACTCATCTCCAAGTACCTCTCCCGCCTTAACTGTCGCCTCAACGCCACCATTGTCATTAACGGTGGCCCGCATAGATGTTGAGTGTTCTAGACGAACTCGTAGTTTTCTTAGCTTCGTGTCTTTAGGCAGAAGATCACTTTTTTTACTAATAGACATTTCACCCTCACATTTGAGCTTTCAGCAGTCTCAAATCATACCTATCCCCATCGCATATCACTCACTGGAGATTCTCTGATGTGGTTTAAAAACCTTCGTATCTATCGCTTGGACCCCCAGTTTGGGGTTTCAGCACAAGCTCTGGCCGCCCTGCTGGCCAAGCATCAATTTGCCCCTGGCGGCAGCCAAGAGCCACTCAGCCTGGGCTGGGTGCCGCCGCGTGACGGTGGTGAGCTGGTCCATGAAGTGAATGGGCAGTATCTGATCTGCCTACGCGCTGAAAAGAAGCTACTGCCGAGCGCTGTGGTCAATCAAGCGGCCCGCGAGAAAGCCCGAGAAATCGAAGAGCAGCAGGGCTACAAACCAGGCCGCAAGCAGATGAAGGAGATTAAAGAGCAGATCATCATTGATCTAATGCCCCGCTCCCATGCCGTGCAGCGCGACACTTTGGTGTGGATCGACACACAAAACCACTGGTTTGTGATTGATACCGCAGCCGTGGCTAAGAGTGATGAAGTGCTGGGCCTGCTGGCCAAGAGCGTAGACCCCTTCCCTGTCCTGCCCCTGTATACCGAGTGGTCACCCGCCGGCGCTATGACGGCGTGGCTAGTTGATGATGAAGCCCCGGCCAACTTCACCGTGGACCAGGACACCGAGCTGCGCTCCACCGGCGACAGCGGTGCGGCCGTGCGCTACGTGAAGCAAAGCGCCGACATTGACGAAGTGCGCAAGCACGTTGAAGCCGGCAAGCAATGCACCCGTTTGGCCATGACCTGGGCGGATCGCATCAGCTTTGTGCTGACCGACGCGCTGGACGTCAAACGCGTGGCCCCGCTGGACATCCTGACTGAAAAACAAGACGTGACGGCCGTCAACGATGACGAAATCTTTGATGCCGACATGACCTTGATGACAACCGAACTGGCTGGCCTGATTATTGAGGTAGAGAATTGGCTAGGCGGACAATCATGACTAAAGACAACCCAAATTACATTTAATGCCCTCCTATGTAAACAGTTCCATCTTTCACAGTGACTCCCTGAGGGAAGCCCTTTAATGAAACCTGAATGCCTAAATCATACTTATCGATAAATTCCTTTATTTTTATCCTGGAATTTTCAAACCCTCCCTTAATCAACAAAACACTCTCAACGCTTTCACTGGACAATTCTTCGCTATTCCCATACTTTCTCGAGACATCAACCATATACAAAGTAGAGTGCCTCAATCCTATAACAGTAGGATAGAGATCCGAAACAACACTGCTAAAACATTTTATTTCACACAGCCCCTCATGCCATATTTTAAAAGCATATTCATAATTGTTTTTATCTTGATAACCTTCTATATTTCTTTTTTCTAAAAA